TATTCATAGAATAGATGTTAAGATCCCATCCTTTTATAAAATATATTCATAGAATAGATGTTAAGATCCCATCCTTTTATAAAATATATTCATAGAATAGATGTTAAGATCCCATCCTTATCTTGAGAACTTATCAAAAAATCATTTGATAAATAATAGTATAAAAATAATCCAATATTTTTATATTATGTCAGACAATCCTATTAAATATTTAACTGTATTAGGAGAACGTTGTAGTGGAACAACCTTTGTTGAATATGCTATCAAATGGAATCTAGGTCTAGAAAAATATGTTACTTGTGGAAAACATTTTTTTGGTCACGATAATAGTGTATTCAATACGGAAAAAATGAAAGAAACATTGGTAGTATGTGTTGTGCGTAATCCACTCGATTGGATTGATAGTTTTTTTAAGCGTTTACATCACGTACCGCCTCATAACAAACGTTCTATTTATAATTTTCTATATAATGAATTTTATTCTATTCATGAACACGATCCTATAAAAGGGCAAGAAAAGATGGAGGATCGACATATGATTACCAAAGAACGTTATAGAAATATTTTTGAATTAAGAAAAACAAAACAAGATTTTATGTTGAGAGAACTTCCCAAGTTAGTTCCTTATTACATCATAATACGCTACGAAGATATGCGTGATGATTATGACAATACTTTGGATCGTATTCGTGAACAGTTCCATTTGGATCGTATTGAGAACCCGTATAAACAAATAACTCAGTATAAAGGGACATATACAGCTTGTTATTTTAAAAAACCAATATTGATCGGATCCAGAGAACAAGATGTAATAAAAAGATCAGTAGATGCCGAACAAGAGGCTTTATTTGGCTACAACGCATAGCGTTAATTGTTGAGGATCTTCGATCCTCCTACTAAATCGCGTCGTAAATGCATAAGTAACATATCCGGTGGGGGGTCTTTACCACGTTCAAAATGCACCAATTTGGCTTGTTGTGTTTCTAATAGAACTTTTTTAACATCCAGATTTTGACCGAATTTTGCCTCTAGTGCCTTTTTTCGTTCAACTTCGAAAGTAGGGTTCTCTTTAATCGTAAAAAAATCGGGATCAGGAATAATATTAGCATTGGATAATAACAATGATTTTTTTGTTTTGAGAACATTGGCATATTCTTCCTTTGCAGCTTTTATAGATTTGGAAACAGGACTATTACTTTCTACAGAGTATTTTAAGAAATAATCAGGGAAACCCTTTTTAAATTGGACTCCCAAAAAATAATGAGTAACAGAGGGCCAATGATTACCTTCAATTGTAAATGGTACTAACCAAGTATCATCTAACATTCTACGCCAATCTTTGATAGGGTTTAATTGTTTGTATTTTAATAAATTATCCGTGGTTTCACCCGAGCCCTTCCCTGCTTTTGGACCGCCATCCGAATTTTGATGAAACATCAATATAGTTTTGTTATCGTATAAATCAACATTTAAATAATCGTCTTCTGGTTTATCGGGCTTACCTTCGTCCTCATTTAGTCCCAGTTTCGTTTTTAGGTTGCGAAAATCCTTGATCAAGTAATAGGGTCCAGCATTCTTTTCCAAGCATTTTGTTACAATCATAATTTTAATATCATAAGGTAATTCGGAGAACTTGAAAATGCGTTTGTCTTTATAGGATACCAAAGTATAATGATTTCCGGTGTAAGAGGTCATAATGTAAAAATCGGGATCGAATGTCCCCTTTTTCTCCAATTCACTGTCATTTAATTGTCCGCATTTCATTACAGAATCGTGGTCACCAGACTCAAATGCCTCTTTGGATAAAACAATGACTTTAATATTGAGAACTCGTTCCAAAGTTGATATTGCCCAAGTATCTGCCCAATATTGACTAGTTAATATGAATTGGCGGAATTTTTCTAAATCGTCGATGCCTTCCATATGTGCAAATTCTTTCATAAGTTCTTGGGCTTGTTTTTTTTCATCTTTAGCTTCGTTGTATTTGGCTAATTCATTTTTTACAGTTTTGATAAGTTCTGCTTCCTGAGCCTGGTTTACTGTTCCCTTGTTTTTTTGTATACGTTGTTTTAATTTATACATTGTATTTTTAATAGTGTTCATTTCTTGATTTTTCTCTTGAAATTCTGCCAAGGTTGCAGTATAAATAGTGCGTGATTGATCGTACATTTCCTCAGTAGCTTCATTAGCTAATAATGCTCTTAGCTTCTCTACAGTTGTTTCTTTACCGGCTTGTTTAAATGCATCGCGTATAACTGCAAAAAGGCAATCACCTCCTCCTTCATTATCGATAATTTTATAGTTATTATTTCTACGAAAGTTCTCTAACCAATTGTTTCTGGATGATTCTTGAAATGTTTTTTTGATTTGATCAGATTGTTCTTTGGTTTCTTCAGAGAGAAGAGGGAGAACCATTGCACTTTTGTTTTCTTCAAAAATCCCGTCTTTTAAGGTTTTTGCTGCGATTTCTGTAGTAACCGATTTTTTCTCTGGTGGTATGATTAAAACAGCTACATCATCAGGCAAAGCTACTCCATCTGATAATTCTATTGCGCCAATATCTAATTCTATATTTTTCTCATCATCCGTCGATTTCACCGATCGAAGATCGGTTACATCTAAGGATGATCTAGGTTTTACGGCACCTTTGGTGCCCGTAAAACCTTCAGGTAATTCTTCTGAACCAATATCAATATTTTTCTGATTATTCTCTCCTATTTTTTCCATCAAAGAATCCTTAGAAATGTAAAAAATAAGCCCACTTTTTTTAAGTTTAACATCGCCCTCATCATCTATAATATTAATTAGTTCACTATCCTTTACTTCAAATATACCTATTTTTTCAACCATTTTATCATTTACCACCAAATAAACAGGAAAATAAACAATACCATACCGAGAGAATGTGTGTTTTTGCTTACCTAATACGATCTCAATGTTTTGGTTAAATAGATTGTAATCAAATACTGGTGCAGAATAATCAATATCTTCATCTTCTATTTCTCTTGATTCATTGTAATTAACTTTGTCTTCCAAATGAGATTTTACCATTTTATTCAATATATATATGTAAATATTGGATAAAACATTTATTATCTTTTTACTGTAATAATTCTAATATGTCCATATACTTGAAGATTGCTCTACTAGATACACTCTTATGATCTTTTACCTTATATTTTGAAAATAGCTCAATATTACTACGTATTTTTAAGACCTGTTCTTCTATAGAACCAATTACAGTATCTTGGTCTTGTGCTACTAAAGATATTAAAATATAAAGATTCTCTGTGACTTCGTCTATCCAATTTGTTTTACCTTCTACATCAATGTTTTCTTTAATTTTATTCTGAATAGAAATAATGAGGTCGAGAACTTCGTTCTTATTAAGAACCTGTTGTTTCATTAAATTAACAATAAATGTGCTCATTGCTTTGCGTTTATCGTTTAATTTGTTATTTTCACAATATTTATCATAGTCTTTGTTAGAATCTACAAATTCAATTTTATCTATTCCTTCATAATACTCGGTAATAAGATTCAAAATATAATCTGAGAAAAATACATATTTTCCAATTAATTCTTTATAAAGAATAGCATAGATTTCCGAATAAAATTTATTAGAACTAGCAATATCAAATATAGATTGAGCAATCATTTTTACGTTTTTTAATTGGACATCTTCATCTTGTTCTTCGAGAACTTCTTGAATCCATTTAAATATAGCATCTCTTTGTTGTTCATAGTTTTTATTAGAAATTTTATTTAAACATACGCGTATTTCATTCATTAATTGATCAGCGCCCTCTTTCTTCTCAATCTTGGTAGCCTTAAATGCTGGTGCACCTTTCCAAGATTCATCTGATCGTTCATTCCGTTGTTTAAATCTAGAATCAGATTTACCACGTTTATTATGATGAAACCCCTGACGTTTAAAATCATCATCTTGTGTATGGGTGACTGTGGCTGCAGCCATTGCTGCTGCTATAACTACACCTAACTCTTTTGTCAGGTTTACAATAATATTTTGGGTATTTTCAGGCAATTCATATTTATAGCCTGTAAACAAAACATCTGAATAATCTTGTAGAGTATAGCGCATTGAGTTCTCTATATTTATTAGTGTTACAAGTTTTAAGTTATTTTTTAATCTAATTATTATGGGGAACCTACGGTTCCCCTATAATAATTATAATAAAAACCAGTATAGAATTTACATTATTAACTATATTATCCTATGTCTGAATTGTTATCAAACAACGAAAACATAGAAAACAGCGAAAGTATAGAAAATGTAGAAAAGGTAGAAACCTGGGATAAATTTAATCTAAATGACGAATTATTGCGCGGCATTTATGCTTACGGATTTGAAGTTCCGAGTGAAATTCAAAAAAAGGCAATATTACCAATTATTAATGGTAAAGATATTATTGCCCAAGCTCAATCTGGAAGTGGTAAAACAGGGTGTTTTTCTGTAGGAACATTGCAATCTATTGATTTATCTCAAAATACTATTCAAGCCATTATTATTGTACCAACTCATGAACTTGTTAAACAGATATTAGATGTAATAAGTTCTCTAGGATCATTTATGAAGGATCTTCGTATTAAAACTATTATTGGTGGGACATCTATTCAACAAGATGCCGCAGAATTGCGTAATAATACACCTCATATTATTATTGGTTGTGCTGGTCGTATTTATGATATGGTAGTTCGTAAACACCTAGTATTATCATCATTAAAATTATTCGTATTAGATGAGGCAGATGAAATGCTTTCCAAAGGGTTTAAAGATCAAATATACAATATTTTTCAACACTTGCCTAAATCTATACAAGTTGCCTTATTCAGTGCTACACTTCCTGATGAAATTTTATTATTAACAAATAAATTTATGAGAAATCCTGTAAAAATAATTGTTAAACGTGAAGAACTATCGGTTGTAGGTATTAAACAATATTTTGTAGCAATTCAAGATGATCGTGAAAAATTCAATATGTTAAAGAATTTGTTCTCTATTATTTCTGTTTCTCAATGTATCATTTATTGTAATAGTGTAAAACGCGTTATTGATTTGTATCGTGCAATGATGGATGATGGGTTCTCAGTTTGTTGTATTCATAGTTCAATGGACAAGTCGGAAAGAGATGCTGCGTTTCGTTCATTTCGAGACGGTGGATTCCGAGTGTTGATTTCATCAGATGTTACGTCACGTGGTATTGATATTCAACAGGTCCAGATTGTAGTTAATTTTGATGTTTGTAAAGATGTATGTACTTATTTACACAGAATTGGTAGAAGTGGAAGATACGGACGAATAGGTTCTGCTATTAATTTTATTACGCGTAAGGATATATTTTTTATGAAAAAGATTGAAGGACATTATAATATCATTATTGAGGAGTTACCGAATGATTTTAAGGGGGTATAATATATGAATCCTGTTGAAATTATTGGTTATGAAGGACCCAATATTTCGTTAGTAATTACATCATTGGCATTACTAGATCAGAAAAAATATTTAGGTTCCTTTATATTATTTTATTTTGTAGATTATTACCTGATTGGGCTCTTGAAAAATATGATCAAAGAACCACGTCCAAATGGATATTTGGATAAACAATACGATGATACTGGTAAGTATGAAGGTATCGCATTTTATGGTATGCCAAGTGGTCATAGTGCAATAGTTTGGTATAGCACCGCATTTTTATGGCTGGTAAAACAGTCCCCCAATTTACTAATTCTTGAACTAGCAATTTGTTTCAATACAATGTATCAGAGATGGTCATTCAAAAAACACTCTATTGAACAATTAGCAGTCGGTGCTTTACTTGGTGGATCCGTTGCTTGGATCGCGGTTTTGGTAACAAAATGTGCAGTTAAGTAAAAATATAGCGTTATATTAATTATGGGTGTAAAAAAAATTTACAAAAATAATATAAAAGATACAACACAATCAATAAAAGGAGAATTACATTTAGAAGGAGAAGATTTTGAATACGAATATTTTTTACTTCCTATCATAGGGAATAATAAGAGTGAAACTGAACAATTACTTATTTCACGTTTAGGGAACCGGATACAAAATGAAAAAAAATGTTTAGATATTGACGAGGAACTAGTTGCAACTAACATTGATAATGACGATTATAGTTCTGTTGTTTTTATTAAGAACAAAAATCACGATGATGTAGCATCAGGAACAATGCAGTATTATGATTGGTGTGAAAGCGGTAAAAGTAAAGGTAAACCACAAATATGGGTGAACGATTTATGTAGAATAACAACTCAGAAGCGTTCAGTAAGTCCTGTAAAAGCATTATTGGTAGTATTTGAATTGATAGCTGTAAAATATGTGAAAGGTATACGATATATTCATTTAATGGTTGATAAAGAAGAACCAAAACAAGCCGAAGTTTTGACCAAGATTTATGGTAAATATGGTTATACTATTGTGGATTCAATGGACTGTGAATTAGATGGTGATGAATATATTTTGATGAAAAAGAAAATAGACAATAAGAGTGTGAATTTATCTGTAAAGAGAGAGAGTGTTCGTGCTTCTTCACATAAAAGTAAATCAAAAACATTGAAGGTATTTTCATCATCCCTAGATAATTCTCGAAAAGAAATATCTAGGGATGATCTAGGTTTTGATACGCTACTACGTAGCTCCTCAAAACCTTCACAAGAAAAAAGTAAATCCAAAACACCTTCTCCTGTTAAAGAGGAAACAACACCTAAAATAAAAACACCTTCACCTATAAATAAACACACAAGTTCTCTATAATTTCGGTAGATTTATTGAATTAAAACCAATAAATCTAGTATATGGGCATTCGAGAATATTTATTGTCAAAAATCCCTCCAGAAGTTGCTAATAAATGGAAATTAGAAGAATGTTTTACAGCACCTATAGTAACTAATGAAGAAGTAAAAGATCGAAAGTTTCCCTGCAATTTCCGTCTTCCAATAACATATTTAGACTCATCTGAACTACATTCTTTATCACCTATTGTTGCTCAAGATTTAGAACTTTCAATTCCTGGATCAGAGAATTCTATTTATGATCATCTTTTTAAACCCAGTACACGTTTTGGACGTAATATGATACCTGCTTGGACAGAATATTATACTACTAATATTGATTTTTTAGAAGATACTCAACATCTTATCTCCAAAATCCATAAAATACCTAATTATGACAAAAATATAGATTTTATTCCAACTTACGAAAAGTTCTCTAATATATGGTACGAATTAAAGGAGGATACTTTTTTTTTAGAAAAGTACGGATATTTAGAATGGTCGATGCTCGAACATTTTAATGAAAATTCATCATTTTTGCAATGTCTTTCTGCAGTAAATGTAATATCACCTTTGATCAGTTTATTTTTACCACTTATATTCATTATTCTACCTTTTATTATTTTAAAAATACAGCAGGTTCCTATCAACTTTACTGTCTATTTAGAAGTTCTCAAAACAGTTGCGCAAAATCATTTTATTGGCAAAGCATTAATGAGTATTACATCTTTTAGTTGGGAAAATGCTGCTTATTTGACACTAACTGCTGGACTATATTTCTTACAAATTTATCAAAATGTATCCATATGTCATCGCTTTTATCGTAATATGATTACTTTAAATCAAAATTTAATTGAACTTAAAGAATTTGTAGGCCGGTCGATAAAACAAATGGAAACAGTATTAGATATTACACAAAAATTAAAAAATTATGTGCATTTCAATAGTGATATGAATATCCATTTTAATGAACTTAAGAATATAGAATTTGAGTTGTCCCATATTTTTCCTTTTGAACATTCTGTAAAAAAATTTGGTGAAAGTGGATATATGCTCCGTTGTTTCTATCGTTTACATTCCGTACAATCATATGATGAAGCGCTTCGTTATGCAGCGGGGTTTGAAGGGTATATGGAGAACTTGCGTGGTATTTGTTCGAATATTAAAATGGGGAATATTGCTATGGCGCAATTTACAACAGATCCGAGTGGATGTGCATTGAATGAACAATGTTATCCCCCTCTTCTTAATGAACCTTACATAGCTCGTAACACAATTGAATTTGATAAAAACATCATTTTATCCGGTCCGAATCGATCGGGTAAAACCACGGTATTGAAAACCACGGCACTCAATTTGATTTTTAGCCAGCAAGTTGGGTGCGGATTTTATAAGTCGGCAACTATTTGTCCTTATACCCATATACATTCGTATTTGAATATTCCGGATACTTCCGGTCGTGACAGCTTATTTCAAGCCGAATCGCGCCGCTGCAAAGAAATATTGGATAAAATCAAAGAAGCCAAGGAAAAAGGGGGTAGATCCCGACATTTTTGTATTTTTGATGAATTATATTCAGGAACTAACCCAGACGAAGCAACCAAAGCAGGATATGGTTTTTTAAAATATTTAACCGGTTTTGAGAACGTAGACTTTATGTTAACAACCCATTACGTGAAGATATGTAAAAAATTCTTAAAATCTGATGATGTAGAGAACTATAAAATGTATGTTCAAAGCCTAGGTGATGAATCGTATAATTACACTTATAAAATGGTAAGAGGCATTTCTAAAATAAAAGGTGCTGCTCAAGTTATGAGAGATATGGATTATCCTGAAGAAATCATTAATGGAATGAAATAATTCGTGATTATTATATATTGTTTTTTTATTAGGAAAATTTAACACATAGAATTTTTTATTTGTTCTGCTAAGTATTTATTCCATATATTTTGATATAACATTATACTTATTTCATTGTATGCTTTTTCAAAAATATGTATATGATGATATTCATCATCATTCATTATAGTTTGGATCGTATCAACCGAACAAATTTCTTGGTCATCTAACCAAGTTTCTATTTTATTAATTATTTTTGAACGTACAGAAGATGATATATTCACTTCGAATTCACTATTCGTTTCTATAAATTTTTTATAACATTCGTAAGCATCCTTTTTCATATTATTATTAATTTGTTTAGAAGATTCGATAAAATATTTTCTGATTTCATTACGATAATTATTAATAGTTAAAATAAAATCTAAATTTTCTACAAGCAATGATTTTTCTGCTATATTTCTTAATTTATGTAATTCATTTTCATTATTTATGACATTATGCATTTCATTTAATAAATTTTTATTTGGTTCTATTTTTTCGTGCAATGGCGTATCTAGCGTAAAACGAAAACTTCTAGTAGTAATTCTTCGTATTCTTTTTTGCGTGTTTTCTATTATATTTGACACGTTTATTGACGATTCTGAACTGTGTATTTCTGAATGTTGCACTTCATTCGTTATTCCCAATTTACTTGTTCTGTAATTTTTAAAATTAGAATATTGAAATGATAGTAGTTGTTTAATATTACATAATACATTTTTAAATATAATATCTATATAATCAGGAAACCAG